TGTAGGAGAAATAGTTATTGAATATGTGACTAACTACTATAATGTCATAATGGCAGACGAGATTATTAACGACCTAGAGAATTATGCAGAGAGGTATGTGGAGGGGTTTGCAGAGCAGAATGTATAAGCGAACCTGTTTCCCGTTATAGAGGGTCTATATAGTCACTACAGTATAGAGGCTATATAGAAACCCTCCAATTATTCATTAAAACTTTAAACAGTGTTTGCTGTAATGCCTATATAGTTTATTATTATAGCATAGAAGGAGCAAAATGTCAATGAGAGGCTTTAGAAGCGTTATAGCTGTGCTGTTGTTAAAACCGGCTGCATTCCTAACCCTAGTACTGTTATCGGTGCTGGTGGTAAGCTGCTGCGGGCTGTGGCGGGTATTAGAAGCTATCTATACATTAGAAGATAGTTTTTACGATACCAATCAACGGTAATAAATAGCTTATATGGTGGAATAGTGTTATAATTACAAGGTTAATAAGAGGAATATATAATGTTTGATTTTACTATGCACTTTAGAAATGGGTTTGGCGTTGATCTGGCATTATTGCCTAGACAACGTGGAATAGGATACATTAACGAGGAATGGATGCACATAGAAGTTCACCATTTTAGAATAGCACTGCCTATGTGTGAGATACTTATAGGCTCAATTGAAGAGCTTGAAGGTGATGTGACAGAGGAAATGAAGAAGTATGTTGATAAGGAGACGTCTAGATGATAGTTAAAGCCCACCAACCATGCGAGGATTGCGGCAGCAGTGACGCTCTAAGCGTTAATAAGAATGGTTCAACTTACTGCCACAGCTGTCAGCTATATACCAAGGGAGATGCTCCTGTAGCTCCTGAGAAGCCCGCTAACGCATTGCAGGGATGGGATAGTATCTCTACTGCACTGGCAACAGGAAAGCCCGCCAGCGTCCCTGAGAGGGGTCTAACAGCCCCTACGCTATCTAAGTTCGGTGTGGTGCTAGAGGGCGGCCGTGTCTTATACCCGTACACTCACGCCAACAACGACCCGGAGGTGATAGCTGCTAAGATTCGCTATCCTGACAAGCGTTTCCAGACTGTAGGCGAGTGGGCCGATACAGGTTTGTTCGGGCAGTCTGCATTTTCTAAGGGTGGTAAGTATCTAACTATCGTAGAGGGTGAATATGACGCTTTAGCGGCGTACCAGCTGATGGGTAGTAAGTACCCTGTAGTCAGTATCAAGAACGGTGCTAGTGGGGCGTTAAAGGACTGTAAGAAGGCTTACGAGTGGATAGATAGCTTTGAGCAGGTTGTTATCTGCTTTGATGGTGATAGGGCAGGCATAGACGCTGCTGCGTCTGTTGCTACGCTGTTCTCTGGCAAGGCTAAGGTGGTCAAGCACTCAGAAGAGTACAAGGATGCCTGTGATTATCTCATAGCTAATGATTATGTTGCTTTTACTAATGCTTTTTGGAGGGCTGAAAAGTTTGTACCTGATGGCATTGTTAGCGGTGCAGGTCTGTGGGATGAGGTCAATAAGCCGCTAGAGGTTGCAGAGGTTAACTACCCTTATAATGGATTGAATGACCTTACTTATGGCATACGGCAGGCTGAGCTTGTAACAGTAACGGCAGGCAGTGGACTAGGTAAGAGCCAGTTCGTTAGAGAGGTTGTGTGGCATGTCTTAAACAAGACAGATAGCAACGTAGGGTTATTATTCTTGGAGGAGTCTGTAAGGAAGACAGCTCTATCGTTAATGTCTCTACATGCCAATAAGCCGCTACACTTACCTACTACTGAATCGACAGAGGAGGAGAGGAAGGCAGCATTTGACTCTGTGATGGGTAAGGACAGGTTGTTTTTATTAGATCACTTTGGTAGTACAGACGTGGACAATATAGTTAGCCGCGTTAGGTATATGGCTAAGGCGATGGACTGTAGGTATATCTTCCTAGACCATATCTCTATCATAGTGTCGGCACAGGCTCAGCTTGACGAGCGTAAAGCCATTGACGAGATAATGACTAAACTCAGGATGCTAGTACAGGAGACTGGTATAGCGTTGTTTGTAGTTAGTCACTTGAAACGTCCAGACAAGAAGGGACACGAGGAAGGTGCTGCAACGTCACTATCACAGCTTCGTGGCAGTGCTTCTATAGCACAGCTTAGCGATATTGTATTAGGCTTAGAGAGGGACGGGCAGGCAGACGATGCAATAGAGCGCAACACTACTAACGTCCGAGTGCTAAAGAATCGCTTTAGCGGGGAAACTGGTTGGTGTACGTCCTTGTATTTTGATAAGGCAACTGGTAGAATGTCAGAGATGACCAACGGAGAGGATAAGCTATGAGATGCTATGCTTGCAACGAGTTACTAACTGACAGAGAGACGGCTAAGCGCGACCCACTAAACCCAGACAAGTTCTTAGAGCTGTGTGGTGACTGTGCTAGAGAGAGTCATGCTGCTGTGTCTGAGGTCATAGTAGAAGACTTACTTAATAACATGAGGAGTGGTTTCTTTGAAGACGATGACGATTGATATTGAGACTAACACAGCTTGGGATACTATATGGTGCTGTGGTCTACACAATGTTGACACTGATCATACTAAAGTAGTCGATAATCCAATAGCTTTACAAGAGCTGTTGAGAGATGTTGACACAGTTGTTACCTATAACGGTATAGCGTTTGACATACCTTTATTAGAGCGTATATGGAATATATCCTTTAATGGTATAGAAGTGATTGACGCTCTTGTCATGTCCCGCCTATATGACCCATCTCTTAGTGGTGGTCATAGCCTGCGTTCTTGGGGCGATAGACTGAACTGGCCTAAAGGTGACTTCACTGACTATGACGGTGGCTTGTGTGATGAGATGATAGACTATTGTGAGCGTGACTGCCGACTAACTACTAAGGTGTGGAAGGAGCTACAGAACAGACTGAAGCTAGAAGGCTTCACTACTGAGTGCGTGGCTTTAGAGCATCGTGTAGCAATAGAGCTTGCTAAGCAGGAGTCTAACGGTTTTAAGCTAGACATACACTTTGCTAACAAACTCTACTCTAAGGTTAATACACGTATGCGTGAGCTTGAGGCTGAGTTGCAGCAGTTGTTCCCTCCTATCATAACTGAGCGATGGAGTGAGAAGACAGGCAAGCGGCTGAAGGACGGCGTAGAAGAGTTTAACGTAGGCAGTAGGCAGCAGATAGTTAAGAGGTTGCAGAGTGTAGGCGTTAAGTTCAAGCAGAAGACAGAGGCAGGTCAGTACAAAGTTGATGAGACTATCTTAGGAGCTATGACGGATAAGACAGCGCAGTCAGTGGCTGAGTTCTTAATACTTCAGAAGAGAGCTTCACAGATCAGCAGCTGGTTAGAAGCAGTAAAGCCAGACGGTAGAGTACACGGTAGAGTTAGTGGGTCAGGAGCTGCTACAGGCAGGATGACGCATAGCTCACCTAACATGGCTCAGATACCATCTGTACGACATGCCTTTGAAGGTATGGGTCACATTGACAAGGTTAAGGCAGAGTATGGAGCTGACTGTCGTTCCTGTTGGGTAGTAGAAGAAGGTAATCAACTGGTTGGCATAGACGCTAGTGGTTTAGAGTTGCGTATGCTGGCTCACTACATGAAGGATGACGAGTACGTTCGCACGTTAGTGGAGGGTGACATACACACAGCGAACCAGAAGGCAGCAGGACTTGCTACAAGGGATCAGGCTAAGACGTTTATCTATGCCTTCCTGTATGGTGCAGGCGATGCAAAGATAGGCAGTGTAGCTAACGCAGGTGCTGCTAGAGGTAAGCAGCTGAAGGACGACTTCTTATCTAACGTCCCAGCACTCAAGACGCTGAAGAAATTGATAGAAGGCATAGCAGAGAAGGAAGGCTCAATACCCGGATTAGATGGCAGACGTATACGCATTAGGAAAGCATACTCTGCTCTAAACTTCCTGTTACAGGGTGCTGGGGCTGCTGTTATGAAGCAAGCACTACTAATAGGTGTTGACAGCTTACGAGCTGCTGACATTCCATTCTGGATAGTGGCTAATGTACATGACGAGGTGCAGGTAGAAACTCCAGCGCATTTTGCCAAAGCAGTAGGCATACACTTTAAACGGGCCATTAAGGAGGCAGGAGAACACTTTGATATGCGGTGTCCCTTAGATGGTGAATATAAATATGGTGATAACTGGAGCGCAACGCACTAACTGCTTGACAAATAAGCAATAAACGTGGTATAATATACTTGTAACTTAAACTTTAAAAGAGAGATATGATTATGAGCGAAGCAAAACCGATAGTATTAAACGCAACAGCTTTCTGGGCTAACCTACAGACCATGAACGAGCTAAGTGGTAAGTACCAAGTTGACTTAGGAAAGCTGTCTGACGCAGCAGTAGAAGCGTTAGAGTCTCAGGGTATTAGCGTCCGCAACAAGGAAGACGATAGAGGTAACTTTATCACAGTTAAGTCTCGTAACCCTATTAAGGCTTATGACACTATGGGCGAAGAGATAGGAGCCTTAGTAGGTAACGGCTCTCAGACTAAGGCAGTGATAGGCCATTATGACTGGACATTCCAGAGCAAGAAGGGACGCTCTCCGTCACTGCTCAAGATGGTTATTAGTGACTTAGTAGTATATAACCCAGAGAGCAACGTACCAACAGCAGACCTTGAGGCCGCTCTGTAATGATGTTGATTGACGGTGACATTATAGCCTATAGAATGGCTTGGGCCTGTGATGACGAAACCAACGTAACATTCGCTAAGCACAGTACGGACACTTTTGTCAGTAATCTACTCTTAGTATACGATGGCATGGTAGAGGGCTACCAACTCTACCTCACAGGCACAGGTAATTTTAGGCATGACTACGCTGTCACTGCTCCTTACAAGGGCAATCGCAAGGCACGTCCAGCACCTAGACTTCTACGCTCTATTAGGCAGCACCTCATTGAGAAATGGGGAGCTGTTGTAGTAGAGGGGGAGGAAGCCGATGACGCTATCGCAATAGCTGCTACAGCAATAGGTGACTACGCTATTATGGCTTCTATAGATAAGGACTTCGATCAGATAGCAGGTGTACACTACGACTTCATCAAGAACAGAGAGTATTACGTTGAAGAAGTTGAAGGGCTGAAGTTCTTCTACCAACAGATCATCACTGGAGACGCTATTGATAATATCATTGGCGTTGAAGGTGTTGGTCAACAAGGTGCTAAAGATTTAATTCAAGGCTGTAGGAATGAATTAGATATGTGGGACGTTGTAAGGGATCAGTTAGGAGACGATAGGGCGCTAGAGAATGCTCGTCTAGCGTGGCTAAGAAGAGAAGTAGGTCAGATATGGGAACCACCTACAACAAGAAGCACAGAGGAGGTATGGTATGGGGAAACAACGAGTACAACGCACTAGGGCAGGGAACACATGGACTGAAGCTCGTTACTGGCAGTTCATACGCTCAGCACTAAGGCAAGCATACTCTCGCTACCCTGCTAAGTTCCAAGCTAAGAAGGCTGTAGAGCGCACAGTAGCAGGTAAGCGGCATAAGTATGAGTACCGCTGCGCTGAGTGTGACGACTGGTTTCAAGGAAAGGAGATTCAAGTTGACCACATAGAACCAGCAGGGTCGTTATCAAGCTATGACGACATTGCTGGTTTCTCTAAAAGGTTATTCTGTGAGGCAAACGGTATGCAAGTGCTGTGTAAACCTTGTCATCAATTAAAGACTAATGCTGAACGCGCAGCAAGGAAGAGTAAATGACTAGACACATGATTGTTCCAGATACTCAAGTAAAACCAGACTCATCTGTAAAGCATCTCAAGTGGGCTGGAGAGTATGCTGTTAAACATAAACCAGATGTTATCATTCACATAGGCGATCATTGGGACTTACCGTCACTGTCTAGCTACGATAAAGGTACTATGGCATTTGAGGGTAGGCGTTATCTAGCTGACATAGAGTCAGGCAAGAAGGCAATGAAGGCATTCTTAAAACCTATTAGAGAAGAGCAGAAACGTCTCCGTAAGAATAAGAAAACAATCTGGAAACCTCGACTAGTGTTCTGTCTAGGTAATCACGAGAATAGAATCACTAGAGCTGTGAATGCTCAGCCAGAGCTAGAAGGTCTGATGGGCTTTGATGACTTCGGACTAGAAGCAATGGGCTGGGAAGTGATTCCATTCTTACAGGTAGAAGTGATAGACGGTGTAGCATATAGCCACTACTTTACCTCTGGAGTTATGGGACGACCAGTAAGCAGTGCAAGGGCGTTAGTGACTAAGAAGATGATGAGCTGTGTAATGGGGCATGTGCAGGACAGAGACATAGCTTACGCCAGACGAGGAGACGGTAAGGGAGTGACAGGGCTGTTCGCAGGTATCTTTTATGTAGAAGATCAGGACTACTTAACTCCACAAACTAACGGCTCGTGGCGTGGTATATGGATGTTGCACGAGGTTGCCGATGGTGGTTTTGATGAGCTACCTATTAGTATTAACTATCTAGCTAAGAAGTATGGAGTAGTCAAGTGAGTCTTACCTTTGAAGAAGTAAAAGAACGCCTAGCTAAGTTTGATGAAGTTATGATACTTGAAATACTAGAGCTTAACACACAGGAGATACTAGATAGGTTTGAGGATAAAATACTAGATAACATAGAAGTGTTAGCAGAAGAACTAGAGGTAACTAATGCGTCCCACCAAGATACAGCGTTTTAAGCGTGGTTTAAAAGGAATGAAAGATATGGGCATAAACAAAGCAACACCAGCAGAGTGGGACAAAGTAAATAAAGATAGTTTAAGAGCTGAAGTCTTAGCCAAAAGAGAGGAGTATTTAGATAACGAGGAAGCTATACTGCCTGACCATTACGACCCTGTGAACCCACATCACTACAAGAGCGAAGGAGTAGAGTGTATAGACTACATTAAGCAACAGCTTAGTAGAGACGCTTATGTAGGTTACTTAGAGGGTAACGTCATCAAATATATGCACAGGCATAAGTATAAGGGAGGCTTAGAAGACTTACGCAAGGCTCAGTGGTACTTAGAGAAACTAGCACAGGCTACAATAGAAGGAGGTAATCGATGAATACTATGTCTGAGTTGATTAGTAAATGCACTAACTGGAGTATAGAGAGAGGTATTTATTCTAACGGGCGTTTAGAAACACAAGCACTAAAGTTAGTTAGTGAAGTAGGGGAGCTTGCTGATAACATAGCAAAGCACAGAGACATAGCAGACGACATTGGGGACTGTTTAGTAGTTCTTAACAATCTTGCTATGATGAGCGAGTACACACTAGAGCATTGTTTAGAGGTAGCTTATGATGACATTAAAGATCGTAAAGGTTATCTTAACAAGGCAGGCGTATTTATTAAAGAAGGCGATAGGGAATTAATATGACTTTCAGAAACAGCTTTGGGGAGAGTATCTTCCGTCACAAGTACGCACTAAATGAAACACAGACGTGGGAGGAGAAGGCAGACGATATTATTAAGGATGTTACTACAGGTATATTCAACGAGGAGGATGCAAAGGAACTGGGTGATGCAATTAAGGAATTCAAGTTCATGCCGGGAGGAAGGTACATCTACTACGCAGGAAGACAGGCATCCTTCTACAACAACTGTTATCTCTTAAAAGGAGAAGAGGACACACGAGAGGAGTGGGGCAGGCTCACACAACGCTCTAGCGACTGTTTAATGAGCGGGGGTGGTATTGGTATTGACTACTCTGTCTTTAGACCAGCAGGAGCGCCTCTAGGACGTACAGGAGGGACAGCTTCTGGGCCACTACCTCTTATGAATAGCATCAACGAGATAGGCAGGAATGTAATGCAAGGAGGTAGCCGTAGGTCAGCTATCTACGCTTCTCTAAACTGGCAGCATGGAGACGCGAAGGCTTTCTTAGCAGCTAAGGACTGGCACTCAATAGAAGTAACAGAAGGCGTTACAGTATTTGATGCTAAGCAGCATAACTTTAACTATCCTGCGCCGTTAGATATGACTAACATTAGCCTTAACTATGATGACAAGTTTTTAGACGCAGTTAATAATGGCTTCTTACCTGAAACCTTTGTACAGAATTGCCGTCAGGCGATGCAGACAGGAGAGCCGGGTTTTAGCTTTAACTTTGGAGATAAAGAGAATGAGACACTCCGCAACGCCTGCACAGAAGTTACTAGTGAGGATGACAGTGATGTGTGTAACCTTGGTAGCATTAACATTGGCGCTATTGATGACATTGAGGAGTTCAGATCAATCGTCAGAGTCGCTTCCATGTTCCTTGTTGCAGGAACCCTTGTGGCAGACCTACCCACCAAAAAGGTCTATGAAGTACGAGCTAAGAACAGGAGACTTGGCTTGGGTCTAATGGGTATACATGAGTTTCTACTGAAGAGAGGTAGTAACTACGAGGTAACAGAAGAGCTGCATCGATGGTTGGAAGTGTACCGAGACGAGTCTGAGAAGGCTGCTAATATGTTGTGTGACGAGAGAGGCATCAATCACCCCGTTGCTTATCGCGCTATTGCACCAACAGGCACTATTGGCATCTTAGCAGGCACGACTACAGGCATAGAGCCATTGTTTGCAGTTGCTTATAAGAGACGCTACCTAGTTGGTGGTGATAAGTGGAAGTACGAGTATGTAGTAGACGCTACAGCTGCTGACCTTATAGAGACTCACGGACTCAATCCTAATGAGATTGAAACCTCGTCTTCAATGGTCGATGACTTTGAGCGTAGGCTGAAGTTCCAAGCTGACGTTCAAGACTATGTTGACATGAGCATCTCTTCGACAATTAACCTACCGTCTTGGGGAAGTGAAGGCAACAACGAAAGCAGAGTTATGGAGTTTGCTAACATACTTGCTAAGTACGCACACAGGCTCAGAGGCTTTACTTGTTACCCTGACGGCGCTCGTGGTGGTCAGCCACTAACGACAGTGACCTACAAGGAGGCAATGAAGCATAAAGGAGTAGTGTACGAAGAGAACAGTGAGACAGCTTGTCAATCAGGAGTGTGTGGTATATGAGTAAAAATCAGCCTTGGAAAACAGATAGACTAAAAAGCACTAGATACAAGACAGAACAGTTGTTTACTAAGCTAGGCTTAGACTACGACTTATATAGAAGCACTGGTTGTTTTAGTATTGAAGTAGGACAACCTACTAAGATGCAGTATCTATGCTCTACAGGTTCTTGGGGGTGGTACGAAAAAGACAGACTTCCTTTAGCTCACGAGAACGAATCAACACTTAAACGCTTCTATGAAAACGTGTTGAGTCAGTACCTTGACGAAGCCCCTCTTTGGAAGGAGGTTAGAGTGTAACTAAGACAATAAAAAGCCCTATAGAGTATCCCAACTCTATAGGGCTTTTTTGTGCCTGCCACTAGCACAATCCTAAGGTAGCCTCAGAGGATTCTTTACTTCTTCTTAGGCTTCTTCTTCTTTACTGCCTTCTTTGGTGGTCTGCCTTTAGTTGTACCGTATGTACCTGCGCCGTATGGCATAGTGTAGTTTCCTTAGTTTATTGGGTTTTAGATTGAGAATCAAATGCATCCTTCAGTGCTTTATACAATGCAGGGTCTTGAGCCTCTAAAGCAACTAGCTTACCTGCGTTCTGTAGACCTGTGTAGATACGAGCCTTAGATAACTGACCTTGCCCCATAATGCTACGCTTAGTCTGTTCATTAAACACCTTCTTGTCTCCCGCATCAGGAGCAATAGCAGTCGCAGCTACAGGTCTATAGTTGACACCAGTACGTTCAGAGAGTTTCTGTGCAGCCTCGTCTAATCTCTTAGCTACTTCAGAACCTGCTCGTTGAAAGCCTGTCTGACCTGCTAAGAGACGTTGAGTAGACTGTAAAGAAAGAGCTTTAGCAGCACCTACTCCTGCCGTTGCCACGCCAAGACCTAGTGCAGCTCCTCCAAAAATACCTGCTAAACCTGTTGCGCTTGCTAACAAAGAAGTAGCAAACAGTCTTTCAAAGATAGAACTATCCTTCGGCCCTACTTCTTTAAAGAACTTTAGACCACGTTCTAGTTTAGCAATATCATTGTCAATAGTAGACTTAGCTTGTGTAAACCTAGCACTTTCTTCAGCAAGGGCGTTAGTGCGTTGCTCAACATCCTTAGCAGTCTTTTTAGACTCTCTAAAAGCTCTTTGTATTTCCCTTTTAGCAGCTTGATTACTTTTCGTTAATTCATTTTTCTGCGTCTTTAACAAAACATCTTCTGCTTTTATAGCCTCTTCAGAGTTCTTTTTAAGAACATCTGCGTCTTTTTTAGCGTTGCCTTCTATCAATTCTTTACGCTGTTTAGCTAACTTACTAACGTCTTGTGCGTCTTTTTGTAACACACCTTCCCCTACAGAGGAGAAATAAGTACCTTGTTTCTTGTTAGCGGAAATCCAATCATCAGTATCAAAAGCACCTTGTAAGTTTTTATTACGTCCAGTAGCTACCGACACAGCGTCTTCTAACGTGCTTTTTAGTTTCCACAGTTCTCTGTCTTTTAAGAATGAAGCTGCATCCGTCTTGTCTAATTTAGAAATAAGCAGATCGTCAAAAAACCTTTGTATCGGTTTTGTTATTTCTCTTGTAGCAGCTTGATTGTCAGAAAGATTGTTAATAACAGTACCTATCTCGCTACGCATTTGTAGCAAGTCTTCTCCCTTCATTACTCCGTTCTTAGCTCTTTCTCTAATCATAGCACTTACATAGCTTTTTATAGTAGTAGCTGTTGTGGCTGCATTAGCTCCTGCAAGAGCAACTTTTGTTGCGTTCTCTTTAAGTATTTTATCAATTCCTTTTTCTACAGCTGGTAAGTTCATGCTGTAGTTTGCATTTTTAGCTGCTGAAAAGCCAGTCGCAGTCCAAGACTCCCTTACTGCCCTAAGAGCGTCTTGCGGAGACATTGCTGCTATATCATCAGCTAATCCTTCTCTAGCATTTGTCGGTAAAGATTTAACAATAGCTTCTGTTCTAAAAGAAGACTCAACAGCATTGACAGCTGCGTCAGCTTCTCTAGCAGCAGCAGCTTTTATAACGCTAGGGTCTGCTGCGTTTTTAAGATCTTCTATTCTTTTTTGACTAACACTGTCTAGCTCATTTATTGATATGCGACCGCCTGCTGTTAACTCATCTGTTAAGTCTTCAGCCAAACGTCGAGACTGTGCTGTTTGCTGTTCTACTTGCCCAGAAGAAACTGCTTTAGCTCTTGCTAGTGTTTTTTGTGCGCTCTCTTTTAAATTAACACCTCTTTGTTTCATTACATCAAGAGAAGGCATTCTATTTTTTAAGGCTGATACTTGCTGCTCTATTAAAGAACGTCCCCCATACGCTTTAGAAACTACGTGCTGATACACAGGAGCAATTGCGTGTTCTGTAAACATCAAATTAACAAAGTTAGCGCCTTTGCCCACTTGTTGAGCTATGTTGCTCTGCAATGCTTTATTAACAGCAACACCTGCCCCTGATAGTCCAAGACCAAAAACACCGCCAATAGCACCTGAGATTGCTGCGTTCTGCGCTTTTTCTCCCCATGCATCACCTTCAGCGCCTATCACAGCAGACTCACCTGCTACAAGACCTGCACCTAGAAGTGGTGTGCGTGTTTGTGTTGCAATATTAAAGGCGCGGGGATTGAAGCCTGATAGCTGCTGAGCTAATCTACCCGCATCGTCTGCTTGTGCAGCAGAAGTACCAACAAGACTTCTACCACCAAGAGCAGTTCCTGTTTGCACAGCTGATTGACGCGCAATTTCTCCTTGACGGAGAGTACGGGCTTGGCTCAAGAGCTGACCACCTTTTATAGACACTGGAGATAGAATATTACCTGCAATGTTAGCTCCAATAGCAGCCACAGGACGCTCTTCTACAAAAGCGGCAGAGTCTGCTTCGCTTCTGGCAAGCATCTCATCTTTAATTTGGCTTATTGTTTTATCTTCAGAGCCATACATACCAAATAGTTTGTAAGCTGTCGCGCCTATCCAAGCACCTGCTTCTTCTCCTTTGTTCATCCACAAACCGTCAGTAAAAGCACGAGCTACTTGTAAACTGTCGCTAGTGTCCCAATCGCCTGCATCTGCCTGTTCTATTAAAGCCCCCATACCCTCTTCAATAGAGTTTTCAATACTTTGCTCATATAAAGGAATTTCTGAGTCGTTATCATCAAAGTATTTTGAAGTAGTAGGAGAAAGGGACTCCTCTTCAAAATACTTAGACACTGCTTTAGAAGAATTAGTCATTTTATCGTACTCTTAAAGCGGAAGGAATAAAACCATATTTACCTTTAAAATCTTGTAAAACGTCCTCAATGTGAGCTTGGGTGTCCATTTCACTCCTTCCGTTAGGAGCGTTCTTGAGCATTATATCTAGTCTATCTCTCATAATTTCAAAGTCTTCATAAGCAGCTTGAAAATCAAGGGTGTTTGCGTCTACTCCTGATTCAACTTGATCGTTTAAATGCCTACCAAGAAGAGAAGAAGCGTCTTTTATTTTAAAAGCAGCTCTTTGAGCAGACTGTAAATACTCGTATATTTCTAATACACCCGCGCCGTCAGGTGGAAAACCAGCAGAAAATATCTGTATATCCCTATCAGAAGCAACCCCCGGTGGTAGTGAATTAATGATTTCTGTATTTCTAGTCTTAGTGTACGCAGTTCTTAATTTCTCTATTTCATCACGTTTTCCAAGAATATCCAATGCACCTGATCTTACTTTAGCTGCTAAACCTGCTGTGCCATAATCAATAAATTCAGTTTCAATAAGCTCTAAAAGAGAGTCTACTTCTAAAGCTACACCAGAAGCCGCAGCTGACTGAGTTACTAAAGTTTGATTAAATTTCTCTACAGATGAAGGTATAGTGCCGCGTTCTGGGTCAGGGGTTATGTATATATCTAAATCAGACGCTTTTGTTAAAGAGCCATCTTTAATAGCAGCAAGAGCAGCAGTATGCTCTGGAGTTCCTACTTTTAAAAGTAAGTTTGCTGTCGCTGTTAGACCATTACTTTTTATTACAGCCGAAGGAGCAATTCTTATCTTCCAACCATCTATTGTTTTTTCTAAAACATTATTACCAAAAGCAGTGGGTTTGGGGTCTACTACGTTTACTAGCTCAGACATTTTACCGTCATACGCTCCTTGATTAACAAGGCTTCTCTGTACTTCTTTTTCAGCATCAGTAAGAATTGTAGAAGTGTCTATTAAACTCTCTAAACTTGACCTTGTACCTACTCGCTCCTCTCTAGCAGTTACTTTAGACGTTAATCCTTCTACTTCATTTGCTCTTCCTAAAGCAAAAGCTACATCCTGTTGCTGTTGTTCTACTAAAGTACGAGCATCTTTGTCTTCTTGTGCTTTAACTTGTGCCGCTTGTGTACGAAGCTGTGCTGCCTTTATTGGGTCAATGGACTGATAAATGTTAGCAGCTTTAATCAAACCTTCACGACTAGACAAGTCTACGTTAGCATTCTTTAGCTGCTCCATAGTCTTCTGTGCTTCAGTGCGTGTGTCAATACCAAGCAAACCCTTACCAGCTGCCGCCATTGCACGACCACTCTCTGGGGCTAAGTAAGCAGCCATACCGCCTAGTTCACCAACTGCGTTAGCTTGATTAGCAGCATCGCTCTGTTGTAGTGTACGTTCATCTAATTGACGCTGCTGGTTAGGCAGCACGTCAGCAAATAGTGATGTTATATCTATTGCAGCCATGTTTAATATTTCCTTTTAATCTTTAATAACCGAGAGCGCGCATCTTTGCTTGAAACTCAGGAGTTCCTGTTATATTTGATCCTGATGAAGCTGTTCCTCCACCACCTCCAAACAAGCCACCGCCTCCAAATAGGTCTTCAAGCAAACCAGTAGACCCTGCCTGTCCAGTAACAGAGTTAGCTTGCTGACCACCGAGCAAGTTAGAAATAGCTTGTATCTGTTGTTGGCGTAAGTTGGCTGCTACTGTTTCTGCCTTCATTTGAGTACCTAAACCAGCTTCTATTAACGAAGTACCTAGTTGAGCGCCTTGTCGCTGACCAGCTGCTCCAATGTCTGCTCCTTGTAATGCTGGTGTAATTGACGATAACAGAGCCTCTAAAGGCTGATAAGAGCTAGTAAAAGCATCTAGTCCTAGTTGTCCAGCTAGAGATGACCTGCCCCGTAACTCTTGTAAGCCTTGCAGTGTCTGTCCTGATCGTTGTCCCTGAGAAGCTAGTGCTGTGTCCATAGCTCCTAAACCTAACTCACCAGCCATTCCCATCCTACCTCTAAACTCTTGTAAACCTGCTAGTGTTTGATTTGCTTCTTGAGCCTGTTCAGCACGAGCTTGCTCCATAGCGCTTACACCAAAGCCTGCTTGCTGCTCTGCTATAGCCTTCTCTAATGCAAACCCTTCAGGAGTACCTCCAAACATAGAAGTCTGCACACCAAGCCTACCCTGACCAGCTAGACGCTGTTCAAGCTCTAATCTAGCTCTTTCTTGCTGTGGTGCTTGTGCCGCCTGTAGACGCGCCATAATATCTGCTTCACGAGTACCTCTATCAGTATCGCCTTGTATCATATTAAGTACGTTAGTCTGCTCTTGTCCTCTCTGCTCAGAATTGCCTAAAAAGTCAAACATCTGTGTGCCAAACTGGTTTAGCGCAGTTGCTTCATTAGTTAAAGCAGCTGGGTCTGTTGTTAGCATCTTAATTAAGCTAGTCTGCTCCTGCTCTCTTTGCTTAGGATCACCTAGAAAGTCAAACATAAT